GCATTTACCTTTGTCGCCTTCTCATTCTCATTTACTTTAACACGGGTAGTTCTAAGAATGCGAGAGAGTTTACCAATCTTTGACTCTCCTCCCATTCCACCCAAATTAGATCCACCACTATCCCTACCCGTCAATTTTGATGCGGATATTGTTGTAGATCTAGTTTGTGGTGTACTTACCGTATCATCCATTAGATGCTTGCTGTTGTTTTAGTTTTTCTTCCTCAAGATGTTGCTGCAGCAACCCGACATAAATGTCTCTTTCCCAAGGCATCCAATTTTCAATCTCGGTTAAACTATATTTATGGTACTGTACCAAGGCAAAATTAAGTCGGAAATAATTTTCCAGATCCATATGGATCATGCCTAGGCGAAAAAACTTGCTAGTCCCTCAATTACAACATCATTTTCCTTTTTAGTATTAGGATTTTTAACTTTAACCGTGTGAGATAATTTAGGCATAGTCTCAAAGAATTTCTCAATATCTTTGAACTGAGAGGAGTTCATAGATTCTAAGAATTCATTCAACTCTTTTTTAGTACAATCAGCAGCTACCCAAACTTCATCCTCAGTGAAGATCGTACCAATGCAGGATGCGATCAGCTCAAATGATTGGTCCATTGCACTTTGTTCTTTAAGATCAAAGTTGTTCTTAATGAACTCATCAAGAGATGGATACTTCATCTCCATCATGATTGAACCATCAAGTTCAATTCTGTTTGAGTGGTTATCACTTCTCTTCACCTTAATATCATCAAGGTTAATAGTAACTGCTACTTGTGTCTCCCCATCATCTGGACAGATGAGATTAACTTCAAGTTCTTCACCAACAGACTTACCACGAATGTTAAGGAACAAGTATTCAATATCAAACGTAGGGAGTTGTTCTACCTTGATACCTTTAGTAAGAATACAGTTTTTGATAACAGCTCTGATTGCTGTTGAGATCTGTTTTGTGTCCTCACTCTCCAGTGCGATAACAAGTAACTTCTCTTCTTTTACAAGAAACGGTCTGTACTTAATCGTTTCTCCTGTTGATGGCAACTCAAGTTCATATGTAGGAGTCGCAATTTTTGGTAAAGGCATAATATCTTATAAAGATTTCAGTGTGATTATTTATTGGGTTATCTGAAGAGTCCAGATACACCTGCACCGATGGCAAGACCTGCATTAATAGCTTGATTGAGATTGAAACTATTTCTTGCTGCTTGATTAAATGGATTTAGACCAGGTGGTGCATCATAGTTCTCATTACTGATGAAGTATCTGGTGTAGTTTAGTGACACACTACACTTTAGTATTGATGATGCATCATATGAAACTGGCATCGCAGATATTGCAACTGGGAATATATTAACAAACTTATAAGTAAGAGGTCTGACTGAAGTTCTCTGATTTATATTTTTTTCAAATTTGGTAACCTCTAAGTCTCCTTTGTATTCTTCGGGAAACTTTACTCTATAAGCATAATTTTCATTCTTAAGATCTCCAGTTTCGTTCATAATAAATTTAATCCAGGATTCAAAGAATCTAATCGGCATATATTGTTCGGCATCACAATAGAATGTTAAATCAATTCTATCTTGATAGATACGACGATATGCATGTCTCTCAGTAACCCCACTTCTATCGTTTGTTAACTCTGTAGTTGCAAGAGAAGATCCTGGTAAAGTTGCCTCTGAACACATCAGTTGTAGTCTATCCTGATTCAGAGCAAGACCATTCTCTGCCATGTATTGTCTGAACCCTGCCTCATCTCTCGGCAATCCCAGATAAATTGAGAAGTGAGATGTGGTCGCAGGATTGAGTAGTTTGCTCTTTATCTGAGATACACTTTGTGGTTGTGGGGCAACGGAAGCCATTTATAAATAATTTTTGACTTATATATTATGTATAAGAGAATGGCGGAAAGTATTAAGAGTAGATATAAACCATCTTACCCACAAAAATACAAAGGCAACCCTAATAATATTATCTGTAGAAGTAGTTGGGAAAGAAGATTCTGTAAATGGTGTGATCTCAATGAGAATATTATCTCATGGGCTTCAGAGGAGTTTAGCATACCATATGTTTCACCTGTTGACAATAGAGTGCATAGATACTATCCAGACTATTTGATTAAAGTTAAGGAGTTTGATGGTAAGATCAAAACTTATGTGGTTGAGGTAAAACCTAAAAAGCAAACTGCACCACCTAAGAAATCGAAACGACAGACTAAATCATATCTTTATGAGTGTAAGATGTATGCAGTCAACCAAGCAAAATGGAAAGCTGCTGATGAATTTTGTAAAGACAATCTTATAGAATTCAAAATCATTACTGAAAAGGAGTTAGGTCTCAAATGAGTCGTTTAGAAGGAAACAAAATTAACAATGGTACAAATGATCAAGAAGACATGATGATAAAGATCATGGGCACTCTGAATGGAACGGTTACTCTTATTCCTGATGTGGGTCAGTTATGTACCTTTGTTTATAATGCAAAGACTCCTAATATTACGTATGATCAACATCCCTTAGTCGTAGTGACTGAAGTATTTCGTTGGGGATTTCGTGGATTGAATTTTCATTGGCAAAAACATAGACAATATACCTGGGAAGAAGTGGCAGGACAGGTGTATATTGTGATGCCAGATGAACTGGATGACCTGATTGCTATTCCATATGCGAAAATGATACTAAATAAATAAAAAGTCCTGACATAATGGCTGTAACAAGCAACCCTACACCAGTCAAACTACCTGCTATTACGTCTGGAAATAGCGATCGTAATAGAAAAACAATAACACCTGCCAAGACGGTATATACTGCCACAAAAGTGGAGAAAGTAACCAGCACTGACGGTAAGGTTCAGTACCAAACCACCGTCATTCAATATGATAATGCGAACAAAGAAAATCCAAAAGCAATCGCAACTGGTTACACATATACAGATGCAAATGGTAAATCAAAGACTGTATTAGAACCAGCAGCTGGACTAGATGAACAAACGAGAAGGGCAGTAACAACAAGACATGGAACCCGCAATAAAAATCTAAAAGGTGGTGGGACAAAGAAAGTTGAAGTGTCCATGAATGGTGCGATAGCCAATGCATCACAACAACAGGTTAAACAATCTCAAGAGATACAAGATTTAGCAAAGAATGCTTCCGAACAAGAAACTCTAGATGCTGTTAGTGGACCTCAAAAAGAAACTGAAACTGAAACTAATGCTAATGAGAATGTTAATTCATTAGAGACTGCCACATCAGTAGCTGGAGAAGCTAAAGCAAGAAAACAATATGATCTTAATCTAAGATACCCAATCGATTTACAACCATCTCTCCAAGATACATTAAAAATTTCCGTATACAAATTTATCCCAAGAACGTTAGAAGGTTTGAGTATTGCTGGAAGAGAAAAATTCGCTGATGAATCTGATAGTAAGAGTAAGAAAGGTAGAATACCAATAGGTGGTGTTGTCTTACCAGTCGTGGGACCCAAAGACTCTAATAAAGTTGGTTGGGGTGGTAAACCCATGAGTGCCATAGACATTGGATTAGCTCAAATGGCACTCGGAACTATAAAGGAAGGAAAAGATGGTTTTATGGAAGCAGTGGGAGACATATCATCAGATATTCAAGGTGATGCGGAAAATGTAAAAAAAGGACTCGCTACTTTCTTTACTAGCCAAGCAACAGGAGTACAAGGTCTTCTAGCAAGAACTGAAGGTATCATTGTTAATCCAAATTTAGAGTTACTTTTCAATGGACCAACACTGAGATCTTTTGGTTTTTCGTATAAGATGAGTCCTAGAAATGAACCCGAAAGTAATATGATCAAGAAGATCATAAGAATGTTCAAGCAATCAATGGCAGTTCAAAGATCAACATCAAACCTTTTCTTACAAACTCCTAACACATATAGATTGCAGTTCATAACTGGAGGTTCTACTGAGCATGAATTCCTTCCAAAGATCAAGGAGTGTGCTCTAACATCTTTCAATGTAAATTATGCTGCAAATGGAACATATGCAACCTTTGGTAATACATCTCCTGTTGCATATGAACTACAATTCTCATTCCAGGAGTTGGTTCCAATATTTAATGATGACTATACAAATCTTGATAAAGATGAAGACACTCGCATAGGATTCTAAAATGGCAAATCCATACTTCCGCAATCTACCAGACTTTGAATATGTAAACCGTACAACTGACGGTAGAAACATATCAGATTATACCACTGTCAAAAATTTCTTTAAAAAAGGAAAGCTAAGAGAGGATATTTTTCAAAATATCACATTCTTTGACAAGTACTATATCAAGGGTAATGATCGTCCAGACAATGTTGCCAATGAAATCTATGGAGATCCTACTTTAGATTGGATTGTTCTTTCATCAAATAATATTTTAAACATTCAAAGTGAGTGGCCTATAGATCAATTGTCATTTAATG